ACCGGCACAGCGCCGCAACGTTGGGCTTCTTCAACACAAAGATAAGGTACGTGTGTCGGAACAGGTTTGTCGTCATTATCCAGTTTGAAGTGGATAGAATGGCCGAATTTGGTGCGTAGCACAAAATCACGCCCGTGCATTACGTAGAGGTTGAGTTGGGCTTCTTTCTTTGGCATGAGTGTTTATCTCCTAATGTGAGTAATTAAGCAGTCAGTTTGAAGCCTGACTGTTCAGATGCAAGCTGGAAACCAAGCAACTCCCAGCATTTATCGAACGCCTTCTGCTTGGCAATCTTCGCACCAAGCTCAGCGTTGAAATTCTCCTCGGATACGCAAGCACTATAGCCTACGACGGTGAAGCTGTTACGCAATGACAGCACGCAGACCGTAACAGTCGTACCTTGGATACGCTGGTACGACTCATCAAGGATGGCGTCCCCGATGGTCTGCGGTGTGATCCGTAGAGCTGTAAGTTTCTTGTCCTGAATTTCCTGCTCAATGTCAGCATCACTGACATTACCAACTTCTGCTTTAGCCGTTTCTGGACCCATGACATAGTCCCTCGTGGTTAGTGAGTGGCAAAAAAGAAGGGGAAGTCGAAACCACTCACGAATTTCGCTTCCCCTTAAATAGCACCCCAACAGTGCTGCTCCCGAAAATTACTCCACAGACTCGTTGGCCCGTCCTACGACGTTGTACGCCAGATGCAACACGAGGTCGAAGGACGTTGCGACGTTGGTCAACGTCGGGGTCGCCCGAAGGATAGTGGCAACGCCGACACGTGCAAGCGCCGAACGGTCCACATGGATACGTCCACCTGTTTCCAGGTTGACCGTACCCAAATCCAGGACCTGAGCGCCACTGACGGCATCGACCAGTTCGATTGCCAGGGTCGCGGCACCAGCCGCAACCGTCCAAGCCGTACCGTCAGTATCACTATACTGAAGCAGGGCTTCACCAGGGACATCGAACAGATCAACAGCAACTCCATCAGCAAGCGCGGCAACCGGAATCTGAGCCTCGCTAACCAGAGGCCACTGAGCACCACCACTCATTACTTTATCAGTCATATCTAACTCCTAAGTTTGAACCAGATCAGAACGAACCCGGGCCGAAGCCCGGGAGTCGGTCTTACGTGGCGATGTTGTACCGAATAACGCCGAAGTCCTGAGCATCCCCGGAGATCTTGGACTTAAACTGAGGCTTGAGCATGCCCATGATCTTACCGATGCTGATACCCGGCTGGTTGTCGTAGTCGAACTCTTTCTCGACCCATTCGGCCATACCGATGTCAGCGTAACCCATAGCCTGAGCACCGCACAGAAGCGCAGCACAGCCATCAGTGTTACCAGCGGCACCCCACTTGCTACCAGCCGCCGCACCCTGTGTGTTGGGTACCAGACGGTACTCAGAGATGAGAATGCCATCGACCCAGACAGAGTCGGTGCCCTTGAACAGGTCGTTCGAAGGCCCACGAGAACCGGCGTTGCGCAGGTTGGCCAGGTAGTCCGGATCCTGTTTCAACTTAGCCATAGCCTTGGGAGTCAGGAACAGCTGATAGTAGGCGATGCCGTTGACGTCGCGGATCTGGCGTACATACTCGTCTTTGGCGTATGCCTTCAGCTCGACGATACCGGCCCAGGAGATCTGATGGTCTGTCGCGTCAACGCTACTGGTTGGCAGCTCAACCAGGGCTTTAGCCGTGTTGTCATAGCCCATTTCCCGGCGTGCGGTCGGGGCCTTGACATCAGAAGCGAAGTCCAGCAACGGCAACTGCGAACCCACGCGGGCTACACCGTTGTTATGCTGACCATAGTCGATACCGGCCAGAGTAAGGAAGGACATCTGATCGAGCCGGTCAGCCGCCCAGTAAGCCAGCTTGTCGCGAGACTCCTGGCGGAAAGTAACGATGGAACGCTGCTCAGCCATCTTACCCTGGCTGCGATTAGCGTTTCTGAGCTGATCGATCTGAATGACCTGCTCTTCGGAGGTCAGCTCTTCCTCGTTGCCTTCGAGCTGACGATCACCGGCAACGCCATCACCTTCGAGATCGTTGACCAGCGTAATAACAGCTTTCGCGCCTTTCTCAGTCTTGCGCAGTTCAGTAATACGTTGGATTACAGCATCCTGTCCGGTGCCGACGAATTTGTTAAGAAACTGATAGTTACGAGCCTTGGACCAGAAGTCCATTGACCAGACTTTTTTCTCATTGTCGGTCAGTTTGCCAAAATTTGTATAAGCCATGTGTCGCCCTCCAAACAGCGAAACGAGTTAAACCATGCCGGGCTCAAGCCCAACACACCCATTCCACGTATCGGTGTGGTCCGTCAACACATGCCTTACGGGCATGACTTCGTCCCGGTTCTCGCCCCAGGCGGGCGGTATGGGGTATAAACTCTCGTCCTTAGGACGAGAGTTTATACCCTTAGTCCTTGATTCTAGCTAAACTTCTGGCTCCGGTCCACCTTTAGCGTCCGCGCCGCGCAGGCCGGGGCGGTTTAGATGGCCGCTTAGCGGGAGTCTTGCAGCCTTGTGCCGCCCACTTCTGAGCGTACAGCTCCTGGAACGTCGTCTTGGGCCTGACATAGGGTTCCTCCTCGTCAAACCGCTCTGGGAACTTACTCATGCTACCCTCTCGTCCCCTCTCATCCGTTTCTTGGTCGCCTCAGGCAACGCCTCGAACTCATCCATGGTCAGCTTACTGATATCGGGCAAGCTGGTCTCCATACCGCCCGCATCGGCGTCACTACCCGCACTATCAAGATCAGCCCCCTGCTGCTCAGCAGCCTTGAGCCCACGCTTGATAGCCCGCTTGTTGGCGTCCTCGCTCGACGGTTTGCCTTTGGGCCGGTTGCCCATTACGTCCTTGGCAGCCTGGAGCATGGCCTCGGACGAAGACATACCCTCCAACTCATAGCCCTTGCGCAGGCGCAACGTCATCTTGGTCAAGTCCTCGTTGTAGTTCTCCTTGTCATCCGGGTCGAACTCGGGGTAGTTAGCCTCCAGCCGATCAATCACCTTGTCGAGCCTGGTCTCCTCGACCGTCTGCTCCCCGACCTCCAATGACAGGGCTTCGGCCTCATCACGGGCGATCTCGCGCTCCAGCTTGCTGATACTGCGACGTACCTGCTTGGCCTCATCGAGCTTGTTCTCACTGAGCAGCTCGGTGTACCGGTCATTCATCTCATCGAGTTCGCGCTCCCTGGCTGCGAAAGCATCCTTGACCTCCCTATCCTGTTTGTCAGCCTGCTCGCGCTCCGTCTGCTCGCGGCGCACCTGCTCCTCGGCTTCCAAACGAGCCAGCTTGTTCTTGAGCGTCTTGCGCTCGTTGTTTACCTCGTCGAAGCGATGCTTGGGGATTTGAACCTGAGCATCCTTGCCGTTGCCCTTGGCCTTGGCCTCGTCGGGCTTGGCAGCGTCAGGCTTGCCGGTTAGTTCTTTGTCCTCAGTCGAAGCGGTATCGGCCTTGAGGTCGTCGGCCACGGCATCTCCCCTGGCCTTGGCGACTTGTGCCGGGTCGTCCCAGTTGATTTTAGCCTCGTCAGTGTTCTGATCGGCGGCAGCGGCGTCGATGGCAGCTTGTGTTTGTGCATCAGGCATTACTTAGCTCCTCGGGGGATAACCCCCTGTTGGGGTGAGTAGAAAGGGCTATTTAGCCCTTCCTCCTTGCGCACGGGGCGCAGTTGGGGTCTTTGGGGTCTTTGGGGTGGGTTTGGGCTTGGCAACTGCCTGTCGGCGCTGCAAGTCCAGTTTGAGAATGTTTTCGGTGCGTTTAGCCTGCTGTTCGTCGCGCTTGATTCTGAGTTCCTCCAAGGATACAGCCAAGTCATTGTCGATCTGCTGCTGTTTCTGCTCCAGCTCAGCCAGCTCTTTCTCCCGTTCAGCGAGGAACTTGGCCTGTTCCAACTTGAACTCCTCAGACTGCACCTGCTCCTCGGTCGGACTGGTCGCGGTCTTTTGCGCCTCGACCAGATTCTTGGCCGTTTCAGACTCGATCTTCTGCTTCTCGGCCTCGATCTTCTCGTTCTCCAGCTCTTTCCTGCGTATTTCAAGCGCGGCGATCTGCTCGTCGAGCTGGCTGTCCTCGGCGGGCTGCTCCATCTTAGCCAACCGGTCGGCCAGCTCCTGCTTATTAGATAGATGCGAGTTGCGCACCAGGAACGAATCAGGGATGGGTACACCGATCTCGCGCAATGCCACGCCCTGCTGGAACTGTGACTCGGAGAACGTCTCGCGTGCGGGCACGCTGGTCACCACCACATCGTACTTGCCCACGGTCACGTTGTTCAACACCTCACCGTTAGCCTGCATCTGGTTGATGGCAAACTCCTCGTCAGTGTCCCCCGGCAGGTTGCCGGTGATACGCATGATGCGCTCATTAGTATAGAAGGTCTGAACCAGGTCGAGTATGTTCCTGGCCCCAATCCAACGCGTCTTGGCGAGGTTGGACATAGGTTTGGCGAAGTTGGTCGAACCCTGCGCCTGCTTGGCCTGGATGGCCTTAGCCGCCACGTCGGCCCGGTCGAAGCCTCGCATGGAGTCACTGACCAAACTGATTACCTTCAAGTCCTCAGCAGCCACGAAGCTCATACGTTCCAGCCCCGTAGGTATTTGATTTGGTGGGATGTTCTCCGCATCCTTGGGGTCCTCCAACTCCATGTTGAGCCCGGTCTCGGCTCCACGCTCGTCCAGGTCCTCCATGGTCATGTTCTTCAAGCTTCCGCTCTTGATCTTCCACCCGGAGTTGGCCGTCGTGTTGATGACGTGCAGCTCCTGAGAGCGCGTCTTGTTGTACAACTGCTGCGGGTCGATCATACCCTCGATGAGCCCGATAGTTTCACCATGGCGGAAAATCGGGAAGAACGGCACAACGGTGAAGTGGTTATAAGGCGAGTAGTCGTAGTGGACGACCACGTTAGACACAGAGGTGCACCAACGAATGACGTCAGCCCGCTTGCGGATTACCGCCAGGTCGTACATCTGCATGATCTGGCCGATACGCTCGCGGCCCATGGCCTTGGGGATCTTCTTCATGTCCCCGGTATCGGGATCCACGAAGAAGTCAGCCATGCCAACTTCGCGGTACTGGCGGTCAATGAGCCGGTAAATGCGTCGATAACGCTGCTCATCGGGTGACCAACGCCGGTTCGGCCCGCCACCGTACCTCTGCCAGGAGTCAGTCCCTTCACTACCTTGATAGTTGGAAAATCCGAACGTCCCGGGCCTGTCATCCATGAAGTCGTAGCCGTAGTCGTTCCAAGGTACCTGTGAGTTGTTCCCCAACTCGTCTGCAGCGGCTTTTCCAAACACCCGCTCAATCTGGTTGATGGAGAACCACTTGGACTCGATGACCTCGCCCCAAGTATCGGGGTCATACTCGTCCGCGTCGGGGTCCGGCATGATATTTTGCGGGTTTTTGAGCTTGATTTTGACGTCACCGGCCAGATTGGACTCAAAGTCCATCCTGACATCGAGGTACCCCCTGGAAGTAACCACTCCGTCGTCGAACATCTGCGATTCCAACCAATTGAGCCCGTTCATGTTGGCAATCGAGATGAAAATCTTGTTCAACACGTCGGCTGTGGCCTGATCGGCGGCCTGATCGACGGGTTTGAACCCAACATCGGCTTGATTGGAGAGCTGCTCACCGGCAATTGCAGCGAAACTGCCGAGTGTGCGGTTCAAAGTCAACGCGGGGCGGCGTTGACGCCTCAACCTGGTCAACGACTCCTGGTCCCATTGACGCCCGGCGACGAACGACTCGCACCTTTTGGCCTTATCCCGGTAGCGTAAATGCCCATTATCGCGGCTGTAAGAGTACGCCATGGCATTCTCGGACGCCAGCTGCGCATTGTTGGTATGATCAGCGATAACTTTAGGCACTTTGGTCCCCTAGATCAGTTGGTAATTTGTCTGAAGATGAAGGCTCTGAGGCGTTTGCTCGCCCCGGTTCATCCCGCTCTCAACCCTTTCTTACCCAGCTTGCGGTTGGCCTTGGCCACGATACTGTTGTACGTCGAGCGTCCGATGTGCCCCCGGTTGAGCTGCTGGCGGGCCCTCGCTTTAGCGTTGGCCGCGTGGCTGCGATCCGGCATGGGGTAGGAACCGCTGGCCGGTGCCTTGGACGGCACCCCGAACTGCGATTTGGGAATACGCTTACGCGCCGCTGAACTTAGTTTGGCCATGGGCTTGGTCCTCAGTACGGATACACAGGTGGGTTGGACTCAACTTCTGACTCGATGTGGCCTATCACGTCAGTGCCGTTCACCTTGTCAGCCGGGACGGCATAGGGCACACCACTGACACGGACCTCCTCGTCGGCCTCCACGTCGTTAGCCGCACGCTTCTCGGCTTCGGCAATATGGCGTTGGACCACCGATGTAAGCTCACGGACCAGTGAGTCAGTACCCAACTTGTCAGGTACGCCGTCCTCGCGCCAGCGCACCTCCACCCACGGGTAGCCATCAAACACCTGGAACATCATGAACGGCTCGACACCGGGTCTCCCCTGCGCGTCCATCCGCCTGACTTGCGATTTAGATTTAGGCCCTCGGCCTCTTGATCTGGACATGTTGTCTCCTCGTTGCCGGGAGCTAAGCCCCCAGGTAGCCCCCACCACCGATCTGCCCCTCAATGTGCCCCTTAACCCGCTCACGCCACGGACGCTCACTCATGGGTTTGGGCTTAACACTCATCCGCCTGGGTGCAGTGTGAAAGTTAACCAGCCTCACCAGCCACGCCAGCGTATCGTGGTCGTCGTCCCAGGCACCATTAGGGTATCTTAGCAGACGACCGATAAACTCCTCCACCCACGGCTGATTCTCAGGCACAAACACACGCCCCTGCTGGGCAAGTCCCTGGGCGGGCGTACCCCGTGCATCCTTATCAGTAATGGGCTTGAGTCTGTCGTCAAACACGGGCGTGTGGATCAGCTTACGCTTCTTCCGGTACTCGTCGATTAGCCTTCTCACCTCGGGCATGATGGACATCTGGATCTGCCCCTGCTCAAGGCCAACTTTACGAAGTTTGTACTGGTAGGGGATAGTACTGTCGAGTATCAGACTGGCCAGAGCGTCAGTCCTCACCCTGGTGTAGTTGATCAGATGCAGGTTGGAGTCGAAGTCCACCGCTCCGGTCAGCCCTACCGTCCAGTCATTGCGGGAGCGCTGCCCAATAGCCAGGTCCCACGCCTGATAGATATGCCACCCGGCCATTTGTGCAGGCGTTGGCTGGCGCTCATACCTGAAGTACGCCCGCTGCCAGTAGTCTCCCTCATCAGGTGTGGGGTCCTGCTGGTAGAGCGCACTCCAAATTCTGGGGATAGTCGTCTTGCGCTTGCGCCGGTAGAAGAACTCATCGTAGCGATCCGGATGCAGCGCCTCGTCCTTGGATCTAAGCTTGCGTACTGCATTGGCCGGTCGATCCATACTCTCGACCAACTTGTTCTCATCAGTCAGCCACTCGTCCGACTTAGCCAAGGCCGGGAAACTTATCACGTCCCAGTGGGTAATCTCACGCTCGCGTTCAATCTCGAACGCCTTAAGCTTGGATTTAAGCTTAGGTATCTGGTCGCGTTCAGTCTCAGGGTCCTCAATCTGCTCCAACACCGAGTCGATCAACTCGTTGATGTCTTTCGTCAGTTCGCGCTCCTGCGTGATCAACTTCCCGCTAAGGTCCTCATCGTGCCACCTCGTCTGGATGCAAATCACGCCGCCGCCGGGCGCGATACGTGTGTCCGCCGCCGCATTCCACCAATTCCACGCCCTCTCCCGGATCAACTCACTCTCCGCCTCCTTATCATCCTTCACGGGGTCATCGATGATCATGACATGCGCACCCTTACCCGTCACACCGCCGTCCACACCCACCGGCAGGTAGCCACCACCCAATGTCGTGTACCACCCCTCTGTCGCCTGCGCTTTGGGGTCGAGTTTAGTCTCGGGAAACAGTGCCTTATACTCAGACAACGCCACACGGTCCTTAACCTTACGTGAAAAGACCATTGGCAAGCTTACTGCGTAGCTTGCAGCAATAAACTCCCAGTCCGGATGGTGACCCATCATCCAACTAATAGCGTCCTGGCTCCCTATCAACGACTTGCCCAGCCGGGGCGGGCAAAAAAACATCAGCCTGGGTGACTTATTCTGCTCCACGTCATGCATAAACTTCTCGATCTTTGCGCAGATCAACTTATGCACCCAACCGGCCTTGTACGTCGGGCGGAACCTGAGTATGTAGTGAATCAGCCTGCGTCGGGCTAAGGCTCGCTGGGCGAGCTGGCGCTTGGCGGCGAGAGGTATATTAGAAGTGAACTCGCCAGTGTCGGCGAAACGGTCGAGGTTCTCGGCATGCTTGAGGCTGTTGGGACCAGGCATCAGATTTCAGCGAGCATCATCAGTGGGCCTCGGAGAGGTGTCATTGAGTTCAACTTACCCATCAATGTTCCGTCCGGGGGGCTGCTGGAATAAAGTCAAAATCTGCATCTATTATAGATAGGTCGGAACTATCGGCTTCGGAATCGGAGGCCAAGCGCAGTAATTCGTCTTCCGCCATGGTTTCGAGCTGGTGTTTCTGCTGCTCCTGGTCCGTGGTAAGTATGAGTCGCTTGGTCTCCGGCTCGTAGTGCCCGAGCATCTTACCAATCTCCCGCCACCCGGCAATCTGAGCTGTCGGGTCCGACAACAGTTTTGCGTCATCGATTGCCACCTTGAACCCCTGTATTACGTCATCCCTACTGATCTGGTTGCGTTGCCTCATCACCTCACGCTGGGTGGCGAGATACGCCTTAACCTTACTATTATGTTCGGGCCCGGCACCTTTGTACCCGACATGTTTCGCGGCCTGGCTTTTCGTCATCCCAAGCAGCCGGGCCTCCGCATATCGATGCATCTTTGACCCTATTTCCAACCCCTGCACCTTTTGCGTCGGGGTGGCGGCTTTGCGCGGCATGCGCTTGCCTTCCGGCTCAAACTTTGGGATGGGCACGTATCACTTACCTCTCGGGCTTGTGGCTTGGGGCAAAGTTGGCATCCTAACCCCTTGAATTTGAACGAAGTCTAGCCGGGTGGCAGGCGATTTGCAAATTGGGCCAAGAATTTGGGTGACTTTGACCCTAATTTCTAGGTTATAAGTTTTTGAAAAATTTAAAAATTTTTGGGGAAATGTGAACTAAGTTCGTGAAAATCCGTGAAAATATGGGCTGGCACCGGGGCGTTCGCGAGGTTCGGGGCAAATTTTTCGGGAAAATGTCGCGAAACACCATAAATTGTAGGGGAATT